TTGAAAAATCCAGCGGGGCGTAAGATTAGGCATGTTTAACCTCTTAGCCCACCATGGATCGACTTTTTCGCGCCACTCACGAGCTTCTTTTGTACGCCCTTCTAGGAGAATTCTATCCCATCCAAATACTGCCGCGACCGCATCTTTGAGGGTGTTGGCAAAACTATCACGCCTAAATTCGTGTGTATTAACCAAGTAGTCTGCGGCTGTATCTTTTCCGCTACCTATGAAACCTACAAATCCAATTATTGTATTTTTAGTCATTATGCTAACCTAAGTTAAATTATTATAACATAGTTTTTTTATATTATCAAATATTTTTCTACCATTTACGACAGGATAGCATTTTCTTCTGTAATTACATCTTCGAGGAACTTTATGGTATCATAATGATAGACTTTAGTATTTGCGATATGATGTGTACGCGGATTATTTAGGCTTATCCAATCTTCAAATGCCCATCTGTATTCCCTAGTACCAGGCCATTTATGTTCAACTGTATATTTTGACGAATCAATAGGTTCCGGCAATGTTTTAATATAACTGGACTTAGCCCACCAAACGTTACCGCTTATGTTTAATATAGAAATATCTTTAACTCCTACGATATCACTATCCGTAGTTTGCAATATATTAACACATTTTGTCCATTGATTAACTGAATAGTGATCTAGAATTTGTCGCCAACAACTATTAGAAATTGTAGGGTGTCCTATTCCTTTACTATGAGTATATAGTACTAGGGTATTATCGTCCAATAAACAGCGATCATGTAAAACTTTTAAAGTCTGACCTTCGTATATATTAGTAGGTTCCGAAGTATCTCGTACATTTAGAATGTTTATAAACGGATATCTTTTGTTAATATACATTAATATATCTTTGCCAAAATTACCAAAATCCAAATATATCGGCATAGTGATGCACATATTAACTTTAGCAACTTCTATTAATCCCGAAGAGCGCAATTGGGCAACATGGTCGTCTATCCACCAGACGGACAATGCACGTCTGTCGTCTGGTGGAATGTATAAGTGATAAAAGATTTCAATATTCATACAATACAATTATAATATATTATAATTTATCGTATAAAATATTGTGATTAGCCGATTATGAACGTTAACGGAGTTCCACCGTCTTTGTAGTTAACTAGGTCGAGTTCTAGTGTTTCAATTTCAGCTTTGCCTTCACCTTTGAGAGATGCCCCGTTTAATTGTGTAGTGCCCGATGGAGAGGCAATGCTACCAAACTTTTCACGTGCTTCGCCTAGCATGAGTTTGCAACTTGCTAATGAATAATCCTTTAACCATTGATTGGCAAATGGATCTTGCAATAGATTAAAATCTGGTCTATAGTTAAACAACCATAGCATTATTTCTTCCTCACCTCGAGGACGCTGGAATAATGTTAGTTTTTTAGTAGTTTTATTGAATGTAAAATTAATATCACTACCAAACATCTTACCTACTTGTTTTTGGTAACTAGCAAATGCATAATATGTGGCTAAACCGCCCATGTTTGAACTTGCCAACAAATATGTATTTGCATATGCAAGATTAAACGGTTCAGTAATTGACCCGCCCTGACCTCCACCACTCCTACTACCAATATTACGTCTGTAAATTTGTCGAACATTAGTAATTTCTTGCGGTAATATATAATCGTTTTGATCTTCGACCATGGTTAAAAAACCAAAACTTTCTTCCACAGCATTACTACTACGCTGGCGATATTTCGCCAAGGCACGATCTATAGCCGTATTATAGTGAATAGGATCAAGTTCTACGTCTATCATGCCGGCGCCTAGCATGGTTTGTACATAGTCAATAACTTTTTGGCGTTCGTTTTCATTTTCAGTCATACTAATATTTATCTAACATTTAGGATTTAAAATATTGTTCAGTGCTTGAAGTGGCTGAGTTAATGTACTGTTGCTTAAAGTTTAAACTTTGATAAATTTTTTGATTATGAACTATCATTTCTTGCCATTTATCAAAATATTGTTTTTTATCCGAATATATCCAGTCAATTAAAATTCTATGGAAACTGTTAAATCTATCTTTAGGACATATAATGGCGTCGTATTCTAAGTTTAAAAAATCGACAAGAAACCCCCATTCTTTTAGTTTAGCCATTAATCCGGGCTGTCCTAAAATCATCACGGGATGGCCTACTGCAAGCGGCCGGAGAGATTTTTCTGTAATAAACAATCCAGGATCGGCAAAATGGCTTTCTGTACTAATAGTAAGTAATGAGTTAATAAAATTATCTACATTTATAGCATTACCCAGGCTAGATGTTTGGATGTTATTTATATCAAGTTGTTTTGGATAATTTTCAAACAACATTCTACGATAAGACACATGATGACAGTTAATATAAGTGGGAAATAATGTATATCTTTCTTGCGGAAAATATGAGCCGCCTGATACTAATCCCATTGATAATAAATTGTGGTACACTAACATATATAAATGGTCAGTTCTGTGCGGGCGGTGCGCTCTATTAAGAGAATTAAACAAATACGGAGCATCTTTATTAAAGACTGGATTAGGCAGTACTTCCCACTGCGAGCCGTCCCACTCAACTCCGTCGTCTATAAACTCTATCCAAGGCGTTTCATTATTATTGTTGCACCAATTGATGTAATGCTTCTTAGCATTAAGGTCGCCGCTTACTATTATAACACTGTATCTAGGTAAGTTATGATTATATATCGACTCAGTTAATGATAAAAAGGAATCTGCTACTTCGTTGACAAAGCTAGTACCTTCAATGATTGCGATTATAAATATCCTCAGTTTTCGTTCCTGTACGCCTGTGATTACATGACTAGGAATATGGTCAAGGATATTAATCGAATTAGGGATAGATTCTTGCTGATTAGCCCATAAATGTGTGTGCGTACTAACTTCAACAGGCCATAATCCTGGTTCTGTGTAATTGGTACTAACTATACTTGTTAACGGAAAAATTTTACGGAATAGTTCTTCTTGAGATCTTACTGATTTAATTTGTGCAATATGTCCTAAATTAACTGACGATTCGTTATCAAAATACGCTTTCATTAAAACCCCTGAAATCTAATAACAATATTTACCTGATAAATACAACACTATGCCAAGACTTTCAATGTACCGTCCTGAAAAGGGCAATGATTTCAGATTTTTAGACCGCACTATTAACGAACAATTTCAAGTGGGCGGCACCGATGTGTACCTGCACAAATACCTAGGTGTAGTGGATCCTCTCGAAGGAGAAAGTTCTCCTAGTAAACCTGCTAATGTTAGCGATAACGGAGTGCTCGGAATACAAGACATATTATTCATGGAAAATCGTGATCGACATTATGAACCCGATGTTTATATTATTAGAGGAATATACACATTAAGTGATTTAGATTTTAATTTAAGCCAATTTGGTTTATTTTTAAATAATGACAATATTATGATAACGTTTCATCTTGCAGGAACATTTGAATCTATAGGTAGAAAAATCGTAGCAGGCGATGTTATCGAACTTCCCCATCAAAGAGACGAATATGCATTAGATGAAAATGCATTAGTTGCATTAAAAAGATTTTATGTGGTATCCGAAGTTACTCGTCCATCTAGCGGATATAGTCAAACTTGGTACCCGCATTTACTTCGTGCAAAATGTAGCCCACTAATTGATTCTCAAGAATTTAAAGAAATACTTGATAAAGATAGTGGTGCTGGTGACAATAGTACATTAAGAGACTTGTTGTCAACGTATCAACAAAATATAGATATTAATGATCAAGTTATCGCGCAGGCTAGAGAAGATGCAAAACTTAGCGGCTATGAAACTAGACAGTTTTTTGTAATACCAAAATCAGACGGCGGATTAGCGCAAGTGTCTGACGTATCAGATGATCAAGTTGATGCGTCTTCAACACTAACTAATTCTAGTGCTGTACTAGCAAGTCCCACTAAAAATTATTATGTGGGGTATCTAACAGGAGATGGTATTCCTCCAGACGGAGCACCTTATAGTTTTGGAATTACCTTTCCTTTAAATCCGTTAGATGGTCAATTCTTTTTAAGAACTGATTACTTACCTAATAGACTATTTAGATACGATAGCAAACATTGGATTAAATATGAAGATAATGTAAGAATGACCACTAGTACATTGGGAGAAACACAAACTAATGATCCGCTATTAGTACGAAGAAAATTAAAAGCAAGTTTTGTTAATAATACAACAACCGCAACTATAAATGGACTAGTTGTTTCAGAACGTCAAGCATTGAGTCAGGTATTAAAACCTAAAGCAGATAACTAAGAAGAATTAAAAATGGATTATTTTTATGACGGTCAAGTACGCAGATACGTGACCCAGTTTATTCAAATTTTAAGCAACTTTGCTTACAAAGATGCTAAAGGACAGTTAGTTCGTGTACCTGTTCGATATGGCGATATGACGAGGCAGGTTGGTCAACTACTTAAAAAGAACAGTGAAAACACAATACCTAATGCTCCATTTATTGCATGTTACATTAAAGATCTACAATATGACTTAACTAGACTGCAAGACCCTACATTTATTAGTAAAGTAAATATTAGAGAACGAGCATTTGACGAGAATAATCAAGAATATTTGCCTACGCAAGGAAATAATTATACTATCGAACGTATAATGCCAAGTCCCTATAAAATATCATTTTGTGCAGACATATGGTCAACTAATACTGAACAAAAATTACAAATATGGGAACAATTAGTTGTATTCTTTAATCCAAGTTTTGAAATACAAACTACTGATAATTATATTGACTGGACAAGTTTAAGCACCATTACTTTAGATAATCAAGTATGGACTAGCAGGACCATACCGCAAGGTGCTGGCGACGACATTGACATATTAACCATAAATTTTCATGCCCCTATATGGATTACTCCACCTGCTAAAGTTAAAAAATTAGGAATTATTACAAAAATTATTTCTAATATATTTTCACAAGCTGTCCAAGGGACCATTGCTTCAAAATATAGTGATTTAGATGCAGCAGAAATGTTTGCTGATATAAGTCCAGATACTTCTATAGTAATTACTCCTGGTAACTTTGACTTGCTGGTGCTTAATAATACTGCTCGATTAATACATGCTAATAGTACTCCGGGCGGAGTTGATTTAAGTAATCCTGCTAGTTCTGCAGCCTGGCCGTCGATATTAGATGTATATCCAGGACAATTTAGAGCAGGATTAAGTCAACTAAGATTTACACAATCTGCAGGCAATGATATTATTGCGTACATTGGTTTAGATCCAGTAGACGACCGATTAATGGTGTTAAACATCGACCAAGATACTGTACCTACTAATACTGTAGTAGCTGGCAGAGGCACAGTGGATGCAGTTATTAATCCCGAGACGTACTTACCGCATAATTTAGTAGTCGGAACCCGATATTTAATATTAGAAGATATTAATATTAATTCGTTATATGGAACACCGGGATAT